TGCCGGCTAAGGAGGCTGATGTGTCTACTGTAAATTCGTATATTTATAAGGATTCTTTAAATCTGTTTATTCGGTTCAATAAACTCGACGTTGTATAGATCACAAAATTTCTCGAATGTAGCTATTTCTAAATCATGGTTGAAGATATGGAAACGGCCGAAGTAGTAGGCGAACATTTGTCCATCGCAGAATGTTTGCTTTTTCGCAAGCGCACATTCCCGACTTTTCAATGAGAAGCACACGATTCCCATTCCTTCATCAAGTAGTTGTTTTAGTCGGGAGTAATCCCGGCTGGTTTTGTAGGGTATCATAGGCTAAATTTCTTTTTGAAGTTTTTACATCCCGGACAAAAGAATCCGGTGTCATCACCGGTATAGTCATCTATTCCAAGACGAAAGCGCAACGGACGTTTAAACTCGCATAGTTCCTCGTTGGGTTTGTTTTCCTCTCCTTCTTCTATCGGGCAGAAATGCACGCAGTTATCACAGAACTGGATTTCTTTTATCCGTTTCTCTGCCCCGGTAGGTTTGGGACGTACAAGCCAGTACTTTTCTTCCTTGATAGGACAAGTGTTGCAATAGTCTTTGTTGCCGTAATACAAACAATAAGATTCGCAAAACCATCCGGATATCTCATCAAGAAGTCTCTGTTTGATTTCTTTTTCTTTCACTTTCGTTCAAATCTTTTATTTTTAAATTGATACTTTTCATATACTCACAATCTCTATCACAAGGGCAATTATCATCATAGCAACTATCGTTGTGACTGTTCCAACAAGGACATTGCTTATGATATGCTTCTAATCTGGCTTTGGCTCGAGCAGCTTTCATTTTTGCCTTAATATGATCTGGCAAAGCCTCCTGTGCTGCCGGATCGAAAGTGATACATTTTATCTTATCCATAATTCAATGTCCTTCAATTCGTTTATATTTTCCGCACTTTTTACAGAAATAATGTCTCACGGTATACACCTTTTCATTTCCATCAGTATCATTGTATTCTACCCATCTTTCGCACATCAATTCCCATTCGTGGCAACAGAACCATTTCTTTATAATTGCGTCAATCAACCTTTTCATAATTCAGTCCTCCTCATTAGGTAATAAATCATCGATGTATGCCCAACGCAAAATCTTGTCGTAATGGCAAGCTTTTATCCATTCATATTCAGAACGCCAATCAATACAAATGCAGACATTTCCGTCTCCATCCATGTGTTCAACCAAACAATCCTTTCCCGGTTCAGCTATGTCACATGGTTTGTGCCACACCGAGTTGATGCGCCATTCTGCACCTTTCTCGAATGAATAGGCAAACAGCCCTCTTGTTTCCTCCGGATTATGATCCCAACCTATCATATTAGCATGTTGGGTTGCTGCTTTTTCAATATCTTCTCTTTCCATTTCTTCTTTTGTTAAATTCTTTCGTGATTTGAGCTACTCCATATTAATTATGTTTAACATGGGGTTTGTCAAAACTTCTTTTATACGATCCATGCTAACATCGTAATACCTCTTATTAGTCTCAAAGCCTATAAACTTACGTCTTGTATTGATACAAGCAACGGCAGTTGTACCACTCCCCATGCAATTATCTAATATCGTATCTCCCTCATTTGAATAGTTTTTTACAAGATATTCGATAAGAGCCAATGGTTTCTGTGTTGGATGTAATCTTTTACCTTTCAGGTTAAAT